CGGAGACACCTTTGCTACTGGAACAGCGGTTGTTACTGAGGTTGGTTTGAGCGCTTCAATTGATGGAATGGTTGAGCAGACCTTTAGCTTTACTGGCTCTGGCGCAGTTGTTTGGGCGACAGTTTCATAGGTTTCACTGGCTAGGCGAAAGCTGAAAAAGTCCCTCCCCGTGGCTCTGCCAGTGAATTTTTTAACGGGGAACTAATTAACGGGGAATTTTTTATGAGTGAAATGTTAGAAGCGGCAAAAGTTCAATTTAGAGAACGAATGAGCGGCAAGTTAAAGCAAGCAGATGTTCCCGAATGGATAGTAAATGGGAAGCCGTCAATTATTTATTATAAACCTTCCATGAATTTCAGAGAGCAAGGTGAGGTTCTAAAATTACACGCAGATAACAAACAGGCCGAAGCAGTGGCTATGACGTTTATTCTACGCGCGTTAGATGAGGATGGTACGAAGCTATTTAAGAAGGCCAATATGACTGAGATTATGACTAGATTTGATCCAGAAATTATTAGCAGGGTAGTTTCTGAAATGGGCGGTGATGATCCTGATGTTGAGGAAGCAACAAAAAACTAAAAGAAGACCATGATCTAAGATTCGCTATGATTTTAGCGGATCACCTCCACAAAAGTTTGGAGGAAATTATGGTCTTACAAACTGATGAAATACTGCTCTGGGCGGCTTACTTGGAAATGAAAAATGGCAACTAAAGATATTAAGATAACGATCAAAGCTGTCAATAATACCAAGAAAGCGTTTAGGGCGGTTACGGCTGGTCTAAAATCCATAGCGCGTGCTGCTTTTTCAATGAAAACTGCTATTGGTCTAGCGGCTGGCGTAGCTGGTATTGGTTTCCTGATTAAAAAATCTATGGATGCTACTGATAGCATGGCGAAGGTTAGTCGATCTATCGGAATATCGGTTACTGAATTACAGCGTTTAAGGCACGCCGCTAGCATTGGTGGCCTAGAAGCTAAGTCGCTAGATAAAGCCATGCAAAAATTAGCAATCAATATCTCAGATGTTGCTAGCGGAACAGGCATTGCTAAAGAGGCTTTTGATCGTTACGGCATATCCTCAACAAATATTGATGGATCAACTCGGAGTGTGACTGATGTTCTAGGCCAAGCCGCCACTGCTCTTGAAACAATGACCAACGAAACAGACAGAGCAAGCTTTGTGTACGACCTGTTTGGTGCGCGTGGCGCTAAAGTTATCAACATGCTTAAAGATGGCAAAACCGCAATGGAGGCCATGAAAAAAGAAGCTGATGAGCTTGGTTTAGTAATGAGCTTGGAGCTTATTGAAGGGGTCGAAAACGCTAATGATTCTATTGCTCGTTTAACTGATTATCTGGGTAATGTTTTTCACCGAGTTGTTGCTTCAATCGCGCCAATTATTGAATCTGCCTCAGAAGCCGTACGCTCCTTTGTGGAGATGAAAATAAACAAGCAGGGCGGTATTACTGCTTTTTCTAAAAACATAGCTATCACCATTTTAGAAGCTGCTAGCTCAATAATTCAAGCCTCAACCTCAATGCTAAATAGTTTAACTAGCATAGCCACAGGAGCGGGTAGAGCAATCTCAAAAGTTTTACAAATCCTACCTTCTAGCATGGGTGGATTAAAAACATTAACAGCTATACGCACAGAGCTTTTAGATATTGCCAGTGATAGAGAAAAAGCTCAGTTACGCGGCAATTCTATTAACATATCTGAGCAGTTAGCAGCAAGGCACACTTTAGACACACTAGAATCTCAAGAAAGAGCTTTAAAAAAACTAATTAGACAAGGAGATTTTTTACAAGACATTAAGCCATTTAAATCTTTTGGAACTAGCGGAGCAGTTTTAGAGATTGACAAACTATTAATGAAAATGAAAGAGACCAATATATCATTACCTCCTGTTGTTGGGGCTAGCGAAGGGGCTAACAATAGCCCAATGGTTTCAAAAAATGCACAAGAATACCAACTAGCTTTTGACCATCAAAGAACAATGATGACATTAACTCAAAATGCTTTAGGCCGACAAGCAAAAGCCGAAAAATTAGCCGCTCAAGAAATACAGGCTGAACGATCAAAGGCTTACGGAATACAGTTTCAATCACAAATTCGTGGCGCTGAGATTATGCGGATCGCTCGACAAAAAGACATTGGCGATTTAAAAGATGAGGGAAGAACAACGCTTGAAACTTTGGGTAGTCACTATCAAAAAGCGTTTGCACTAAATAAAGCGTTTGCATTAAAGGATGCAATTGTTAACACCTATAAGGCGGTTTCCTCGGCTTTAGCATCAACACCATTTCCACTTAATCTAGGGTTTGCAGCCCTTGCTTTAGCTAATGGCATGGCTCAAGTTTCTGCAATTCGTGGTACTCAATTTAGAGAAAAAGGAGGCCCAATGTCGGCGGGTTCTCCATACATTGTAGGTGAGCGTGGCCCAGAGCTTATTGTGCCTAACCAAGCAGCAAATGTGGTTCCTAATGACCAGCTAGGCGGCTCCAACTTTGTAATTAATATTTCAGCTAATGACACGAAGGGATTTGATGAGCTATTAACAAGTCGACGTGGAGTTTTAATGGGCCTAATAAATCAATCACTCAATGAAAGAGGGAGGCCAGCCCTCGCATGAGCTATCCAACATCCCCAGCATTTAACGGATTAAATTTGCAGTCTGAAAGCACCACTCTTTTCTCAGAGTCAATAAGTGGGCGGCAGCAATCGCGCAAAATAGGAGGTCAAAAATGGTCTTTTACAGCCTCATACGCTCCCATGAAAAGAACCGAGTTTAACCCTGTATTCAGCTTTGTTGTTGCTCAAAAAGGGCGGCATGGCGTGTTCACTATAGTGCCTACAGGTATTAGCTCTCCCAGCGGTTCAGTAAGCGGCACAGTAACGTGTGCAGCAACAGCGCTAGGGTTAGAGTCAGTTACGATAGCGGGGCTTACAGGGACTTTTAAAGCGGGTGACATGATTAAGTTCTCAGGCCATTCCAAAGTTTATATGCTAACGGCTGATCGCGCTGGCAATGGTGCAATGGCATTTACCCCGCCACTAATTGCCGCAGTCTCAAGCTCTAACACTGTAATTTATAACAATGTACCTTTTACTGTTCGTTTATCTAACGACATTCAAGGATACAAGCTTGGTGCGGGTATGTTTTTTAGCTATGAAGTTGATTTTATTGAGGCGCTTTCATGAGCAGAGCTATTGACGCTGCCACAATTGCAGAGCTTGCTAAAGACTCATTTGTTACCGCCCACTTGGTAAAAATAGATTTTAGCACCGCTATCTATTTAACAGAAAATTCCTATGCCATTACTTTAGGTGGGAATACATACGCGCCAAGCAGTTCTTTAAAGGGTATCTCCAACATTAATGAAAGCTCAGAGGTTAATATTGCCTCTGTTAGCATAACGCTATCTGGCGTGAGCCAAGATTACATCTCTATTTTATTGAGTGAGTCTTATATTGATCGAAAAGTAACCATTCATAGGGCATTGCTCAATGCAACTGGAGGCATTATTGGAAATCCAATTCTAGTTTATGATGGTCGCATGCAAAGCTTTTCAATAAGCGATTCAACCTCCACCTCTCAAATTGTATTAACAGCCTCATCTCACTGGTCAGATTTTGAGAAGAAATCAGGCAGACGAACTAACCACAATTCTCAGCAAATTTTCTTTGCAGGGGATAAAGGATTTGAATTTGCGCCCAATACAGTTAAAGACCTCAAGTGGGGGATTGCTTAATGGGTTGGTTTAGCGATTTTTTCAGTGATCCAATTGGAACGATTGGCAATATTGGTCAGTCAATTATTGATGTTACAGTTGATGCTATTTCTGATGTAGTTTCTTGGGTGGTCGATATACCAGATCAGAGCATGAACACTTTAGAACAACAGTATCAAGGCGCGTTACTAAATAAGCAGTCTAATATAGCCTCTATACCCGTCATTTATGGTCAAAGAAAGATTGGCGGTGTTCGTGTTTTTGTTGCTACCAGCGGCACTGATAATGTTTATTTGTATATTGTTATGGCTCTTTGTGAGGGAGAGGTTTATAGCATTGGAGATATATACATTAACGACACTTTGAGCACTGATTCTAAATTCTCAAATCTGTTAACCATAAACAAATACACTGGATCAGATGGGCAAAGCGCTGACTCAATGTTAGTAAATGCTGGCGTGGGCTGGACTTCTGATCACAAGCTATCTGGGGTTGCTTATATTGCTTGTCGATTTAAGTGGGATCAAGATGTTTTTGGAGGCATGCCAATAATTCATGCAGTAGTTCAAGGAAAAAAAGTTTACGACCCCAGAACCTCTGCCATAGCCAGCGTAGCAAATTCCTCTAATCCAGCCTTATGCCTTAGAGATTATTTAACAAACGCCAGATATGGAAAAGCATTACCCGTTTCAACTATCAACAATTCTAAATTTATAATAGCTGCAAATAAATGTGATGCTTTGGTTTCCCCTTATTCTGGCAGTGGTAATCAAAAAATATTTGCTTGTAACGCTGTGATTTCTACAGATAGTCCAGTAATTAGCAATGTAAAAACTATATTGTCTGGAATGCGAGGCTTAATGCCATACACGCAAGGTCAGTATAGTTTAGTCATAGAAGATACTGGCAATTCAACTTTCAGCTTTAATGAGTCTCATATTATTGGCGGTATAAGAATTAACAGTGAAAGCAAAAAAACTAAATTTAATAGAATAATTGCCACATTCCCAAATCCAAACGCCAATTGGCAAATGGATCAGACTGAATACCCGCCAGCGGGAAGCTCAGAGGAAGCAGGTTATCTGTTAGAAGATGGGGGCGTTGAGTTAACAAAAAATATAGATTTACCTACAACAACTAACATCTATACCGCTCAAGACATCGCTTCAATTGCTCTAAAAAGATCAAGAAAAGGGCTGTCTGTTATCTTTAAATCTACCAGCGAAGGTTTAAATGCAGAAGTTGGCGACTTGGTAGATGTGACTCATCCAACGCCAGCTTGGAATGCAAAAACTTTTAGGGTTCAAAAGATTGCACTAAACACAGATGGAACAGTAAATTTTTCTTTAACAGAACATCAAAATAGCATTTACCCTTGGTCTACAAAAACAGAAGCAGATGATTCACCAAGCACTAATTTGCCTAATCCTTTTTCTGTCGCTTCTCCATTACCGAATAGTATAACGGAAGAGTTATACACCACTGTAAATTCTGTAGGGACTAGATCAAGAGCGTTTTTTTCTTGGAATGCTCCCAATGATGCGTTTGTTTCTGCATACGAAGCTGAATACAAGCTTAGTAGCGCATCAACTTATACATTTATTACCAACACAAGCTCAACTGAGGCCAGAGTTGATGATATACCCGCTGGGGTATATGACTTTAGAGTTAGATCAATCAACTCAATTGGGGCTAAATCTGAGTATGCTTCCATCAACAATAAAACCATCTCAGGACTAACCGCCGTTCCTAGTGATGTTAATAATTTTTCAATTAGAGCTTTGGATGGTCAGTGCCATTTATCATGGTCAAGGGTGACAGATTTAGACGTAATAAATGGCGGTTATGTAAGAATTAGACACACCCCATTAACTGCAAATGCCACATGGGAAGATGGGCAAGACATTGGCGAAGCCGTAGCAGGAAGTCAAACAGCGACAGTTCTTCCTTTGCTTGCTGGCACATACATGGCAAAAGCCGTAGATGAGGGCGGCAGATTTTCAACAAATGCAAAAATTGCAGTGACTACAGTCCCAAACATTATTGATTTTAATGCAGTATTGACTAGCACAGAAAATCCATCTTTTAGTGGTGTAAAAGATAACATGATTGTTTTAAACAATGTTTTAAAACTAGAGGGTGCGCCTCAAACTTTATTATCTGAATCAGGAGACAATATAGTTACCGAATCAGGCGCTAAAATAACAAGAGAAATAGGAGATGCCGCCGTTATTGAAGCTAATGGCTCTTATTATTTTGCCAATTCTGTAGACCTTGGTGCAACTTATACTAGCCGATTAACTGCCAATATTGCCTCTTCTGTTTCAGTTGTTTCAGACCTAATTGATTATAGAGTTCAAAACATAGATCAATGGCAGAATTTTGATGGTGCAAGCTCAGATGCAATTACAGCGGTTTTGCAGCTTAGAACCACTAACAATAATCCATCATCAAATCCCACTTGGACAGATTGGGCTCCTTTTTTAGTTGGTGATTATCACGCTAGAGGTTATGAATTTCGGGTAATAATTACTAATTCAGATTCATCATACAACATTTCAATTACAGCCCTTTCTGTAACTTTGGACATGCCTGATCGCGTTGAAAAAGCCAGTGATTTGTCAGTGGCATCAAGCAGTACAGCCGTATCATTCGGAAGCAATTTTAAAGCGGTTCCTGTGATTGGTGTAACCATGCAGGACGCTAACTCAGGCGATTACTTTAGGGTCACAAGCAAAGCGCGAACTGGTTTTACAGTTCAATGTTTTAACTCATCAAATACAGGCATTGCAAGGTCTATTAACTGGCAAGCAATTGGCTATGGAAAAGAGGCAGCATAATGGCACAGCATGATTATGATATAGCTAATGGTACGGGGGCAGCCGTCAGAACTGACATTAATAACGTCCTAGATGCAGTGGTTAGCCAAAACAGTGGCGGCAGCGCACCAAGCACCACATTTAGCTATCAGCAGTGGGCAGATACAACCGCAGGACTTTTGAAGATTCGCAATGGTGCTAATAATGCTTGGGTGACAGTAGGTACTCTAGATGCTGCAAACTTGGGCCTAGCCACACTGGCCAGCCCAAACCTATCAGGCAACCCGACAGCGCCCACCCCATCTAGTGGTGATAATGACACCTCAATCGCTACAACCGCCTTTGTAAAAACTTTAGTTGATTCGGCAGTAGCAGCGGCAGTGGGTAATTTGACCGATGCAATGATGCCACAGGGTTCAGTTTTACAAGTGAAAGCCTTTTACCATGATGGTATTGACGACTCATCATCTTCTACCCATGTGTTTGGTGGATTAACTGGAACAATTACACCCTCAAGCTCATCAAATAAAATACTTGTAACTATGAATGTCAACTGCGAAACAGTGCCAGCGTTTGGTAATGTTCCATTTATGGTTACAGCCTTTAGGGGGTCGGGTTCTATTGGGGCAGCAGCAACAGGAACCAATTTAGCCCCGCCTAACAATTCAGCAAATGGGGGTTGGCAGTATGGGGCGCAAGCGGATAATGTTCGAGGAATGGCTGCTTTTGACAACGATGGTTCAAGCAGTGAAAGTTCAGATGCAACTGTGTCGTTGAGCGCCTTAGATTCTCCGAATAGCACATCAAGCGTAGGGTATACAGTTGCGGCTCACAGAACCACGAACAGTGGCACATTTAGAATGGGTGGTCGTGCAGCGCAATCATCAATGATATTAATGGAAATTAAGGGGTAATTTATGGCAGACGTAAAGATAAGCGAATTACCAGCATTAACGTCAATTAGCGGTGCTGATGAATTTGTTGTTAATGATGGTGGCACAACAAAAAAGATTACATCGACAAATTTGCTAAGTGGTTTTGTCACTAAAACAGGGACAAATGGGGCGGCAAATATACCTACGGGAACCACTGCGCAGCGCCCATCTGCGGCAGTTGGTTTATTACGCCATAACTCTACTCTAAACCAGTTTGAGGGATACAACGATGGAGAGTGGGGCGCGATTGGTGGTGGAGGTAGTAGTCTAGGTACTGGCTCAATCGTTCGAACCAATTTGAAATCCATAGGAGAGAACATTGTTTTTGCTGGCAATGAAAACGGTTCTACCGTGGGGCCTGTCACTGTCGAAAATAATTTCACTGTCACTGTCACAAACGGCTCAACTTGGATAATTCTTTAAGGAACGACTATGCCAATTACTATTAAAAATTCAGCAAGCGGTGGAATTACTTTAGATTCCTCGACTTCATCAAACGAAACGATAAATTTAAATACCCCTGTATTTACAGGCAACGTCGGTGTTGGTGTAGCTCCAGCTTCTTGGGCATCACCAGCTAAAGCTCTCCAAGTTGGCTCCACCGCAGGGTTTGCTGAATGGAACAATGGAAGCAGCATTATCAGCATAGTAAGCAGCAATAGTTATTTTAACTCTGGATATAAGTATTCAACAACAAACACCGCAGCAATGATTCGCCTAAGTAACGGATCAATGGATTTTAGAGTAGCTCCAAGCGGTTCAGCAGGAGCAGCAATAACTTTTACTACTGCTATGACTATGACTAATACGGGTCAGGTTGGAATAGGCTCGCCCACTGCTGTAAGTAATAATTATATACTTAATTTAAAAGCAAGAGCTTCTCAATCAACAGTGAAATTGCAGTCTAATAATGGTTATGATGCCATAGATTTTTATAATGCCGCAGGTTCCCAAAACGGGTTTATCCGTTCAAACACATCGTCAATAGTTTATGCCACTTCCTCAGACTACCGATTAAAAGAAAACGTCACTGCAATATCAGGTGCAACAGCAGCAGTAAAGTTATTAAAACCTTGTAATTTTGATTGGATTGTTGGCGGCAACGTCAATGGCTTTCTAGCGCATGAACTAGCAGAGGTTGTACCAGAAGCAGTAAGTGGCACTAAAGATGCTATGAAAGACGAAGAGTATGAAGTGACAGCAGCTACCGACACAGAAGCAGCAGTCATGGGTACACGCAGCGTTCCTGACCTACAAGGCATTGACCAAAGCAAATTGGTTCCACTATTAACCGCAACAATCCAAGAGTTAATTGCTCGTATTGAAACATTGGAGAATGTGTAATGGCTTCTAAAATCAAAGTAGACACTCTGGAAACGGCAAACGGGTCAGGCACGATAGCTTTATCTAATCAGTTAAGCGGTATGACTGACGCTAGTATGCCCAGTGGTAGTGTGGTTCAAGTTCAACAACTTTATAATCCGAGCCAATCTGGTCACAGGGCTACTACTGCCGTTTCTTGGAACGCAACAGGAATAATAGCAGAAATAACCCCCAAATATGTAGGCTCTAAAATACTTGTAAGTTGGAGTAATACTATGGCAACTAGCACTGATTGGGGTATG